GCACCTGGAACATCAGCAAATATTTGATTAGCGGTTTTAACTACACTAGTCATCCAGTTACCATCCAGAAATTTTAAACATTTAGATAAAGCCCTATCACAGTCAGCATCACCAATAGTCTTTTCTGTTATTTGTGATACATCAGTAAGGTCTTTACCAAGATATTGTCTTGTGGCACAAGCATAGGCTTGAAGGCTTTCAGCTAACGCTGTAATCTCTGCACCTGCTCCTGATTGTCCGTCTGCCATTTAATACTCCGTTTGTTTAGTAGGAGTATTTATCCTACCGCATTTAACGGATAATGTCAATAGGTTTGTCGCCAGTCCACACTTCTTGTTCAGTCCTAATACGATTTTCTGCCTGAAGTGTTGTAAACCTACTACAGGCTTTGTTTCTCCACCACTTAACAATATTTTCTAAATGATGTTTATCATAATTTTCTTTGTTTTTAATCAGTTTATCTGTTTTACCAAGAACCACATCTTTCATATTACTAAAACCATAGTCTGAATAATAGTATCGTTTTCTCTGAGTGAGGCCTTTGGCTTTATCAATACTTAACATGAACCTATCATATTCTTCTTTATCATTTTTCAATGCGGACTTGGTCATTCCAATAATTGTATTGATAATTTTTAATTTGCGACTTGATGCATTTTCTGGCACAATTGGACCGCCTTCTATTTCTTCTACAAAGTTTTTAATATCTTCATAAGGTTGGCCATTCATCATAGGTAAAAAATTAGACTCTGTTAATCCTTGGAAACGCAAATAAGGTTTCATACCATCATATTGCGATACAGTTTTAGAAGTACCATACAAACTGGTGGTTTCAAATAGACAGGTGTTCATGTCATATTTTTTGTTTAACATCTCACGAACTTCATGCGAACAACAGATAGCGGCCAATAATTTACCACCAAGATAATTAAAACCAAATGGTTGTGCAGGTACAATCACAAAACCCATTGCTGTAGATTTGTTAAATGACTTGGTTGTTTCAGGTAGATTAGTGATCACTTGGCCAAGTAATTCGTTTCGTGGCTTCATCATGATAGTTGGTGAACCAATGCGAATAAAACCAACCCACTTTTGAGTTTTCTTTTCTAATACGGCCAATCTAAGATTACGACCAGGTGAAGATAGATTATTATGTGATGAAATAATATCCAAATAACCAGACCATCTATCGGCTGGTAATTCTAGTATTTCAAAATCCATATCATTAGGTGACATTGTGAAATCTGAAAATAAATCTTCTTCAGGTCCCATACCAAACAAAGCCGCTGGTCTAGTCGATAATGAATTTAATTTTTCATCACGCATGTAGTCATCGATTCTCTCGAACTTATCAAAATAGTCCGAAAAAACCTTTGAACAATGTATAGCTTGTTCTTTATTCATCTGTATTGTGAAAATAAAGCTTCTTTACCTAATTCAAACATGCCAACAGCACCAACAAGGTCTTGACTTGCAATATAGATTTCAGCTTCGCCTTCTTCATCTAAACACGAAATGACGAATTCATTCACCTCACCATTAACAAATCTTTCCCTAAAGGTATCAATTATTTCCAAAAAATCATCACGATCTTGTTTTTTAATTTTTTCATCTTTAGTTTCGAGTGTAACTACTTTCATACTTTTATACCTTCAAATTTAGAATTAAACTTACGTTCACGATTACCAAAAGTATTAATGGGTTCATCATCTTGTCCTGAATCCGCAATACCTTGTTGTGCAGTAGGTTCTGCATCATATAATCTCATTTTACTTCTATCAATACCAACAACAAAACGCTTATAGTGATTAGGGTCACCAAAACGATTTTTCAATTGTTTGACCATGATCTGATTTAGTTGTTCTAGTTCTTCAGTAGAAATCAAAGCAAACATAAAATCGGCAGTTGCAGGTAAACCAAAAGATTCTGATGTATCTTCTAGACCTGGATCTGTATTTGTAAAACCACTTCTTGTAGTTTGTGTTGCAGATACCACAGGTACCGCAAACTCAACGGCAAGGCCTCTCAATTCTTCAGCAATAGCCTTGATGTAAGAATAAGAGTTTACACTTGCACCAGGTTTAATCCTAGCCGATGAACAAATATTCAAATAATCGACAAAGATAATATGTGGTTTAAAGTTTTTCTTTAGATGTAATTCATTCAATAACGATTTGAAATGCAATGTAGATGCGGCTGCAGTAGGATATTCTTTGATAATTAATTTACCATGTGTCTTGTTGCGTAATACATCAAACTTCCTATCATAGTCATTTTTACTTATGGTATGGAGTTCTTGCATATCAATGTTCAACAAGTTAGCATCAATTCGTTCTGCAATCTTTTCTTCAGCCATCTCTAGGGTAATATACAATACATTATGACCTTGAGCAAGACAAGAAGCTGCCACATGGCACATGAATAAAGACTTACCAACGCCTGTACCAGCCAAAGCGATGTTGAGTGTCTTTATTGGCAAACCGCCTTTGGTGATCTTATTAAACATGTCCAAATCGAATTTAATTCGTGCTTCGGTCTTATGATAGAAATCATATCGATCACTCGAATCTTGAATATAGTCGTGACCAACTGAAGAATCAAATGAAACCCCAAGAGCCTCACTTAGTAAACCAGGAATTTCACCTTTAGATTTTTTGTGTTGTTTATCATCTAGAATCGAAACTGATTCCATGATGGCATTATAGATTGCTTTATCTTGACAGAACTTTTCGGTCTGTTCAATCAGCCATTGTTTCTCGGTTGGATCGTTTTTGTTTTCACTAAGTTCATTGAGTAGTGAGATAGAATCTCTTACTTGATCTTCTGATAGTGTTTTAGATTCTGTAAAATTAATTACTAGAGATTCGTGTGTAGGTAGATTTTTATATTTGTTAATGAACTCAGTAACTTCATTAAAAACAGTCTTTTCTGTTAAGTCGGTAAAATAATCTGATTTAATGAACGGCAAAACTTTACGGGAATAATCTTCATTATAAATCAGGTTCTTCAATATTGTTTGTTCTAGTCGGTTCATTTTCTATAATAATCTCTGAGAGTATATCTCCCATTATTGTAACAAATTCATGATCATTTTGCAATAGGTCTTTATCATGTTCACCAGAATAAAGTATATTGTAACTGAAATTTAATTTGGGAATATTGAATTCCATGGTAAACTTAACCATGCCATAGGATAAAACTACACCAGTATATTTACCTGATGTAATTTCGATCCAAGTGGCATCGTCATGCGGTGATTGTTGAAATCTATACTTCGGTAAGTTCTTCTTCGGTGGAAATATTGTTTCCCATAATGCTTCCAAAGGATATTGAATATTTCTTTGAAACGAACTCTTTAAACTGTTTATCATTTAATAAATCTTTCCAAAATTCTTTAGTGTTCGTGTCAGCTTCACGAAACTTCTTATCACTAACTTCACCAGTTTTTTGATCGACCTTTGCATACCAGCCTGCTGAAGGTTTAGTTACAAAGTTACCTTCTAAGGCAACATCAAGTAAACCAGAATACAAATTAATACCACCATCAAAAGATACTGTGACTGGAATTTTGGACTTTTCACGAACATAACGAGATTTCTCAACATTAATGATAAAGTTATAACCTGAAAGTTCAGTACCAGTTTTATCTTGTTGACGACCAAGAATCCAAATAGTGTCAGATGAGTAGTAAGAACCTGTACCGCCACCAACAATATCTTTAGGGAACATGCCAATTTCTTTGTAAGTATGATTCACCACAACCAATGGAATATCTTTGATTGTTAAGTGTGGTGTCACCATACGGAATAATGATTTCATTTGTTTTGCACGGGACATATCAGCAACTGTTTTGCCATCAAGAGCATCATCAACTTCTTTCTTTGATGCCAAGTTACCAATAGAATCAATAACAATAATGACACGATCATTCTTATCTAATTCCGATAGTTGCTTCATAATATCTAATTTGAGTTCTTCAACATCGGTAATTGGAGTGTGCAGTACACGGGAAGTATCAATATCAAATGTTTCAAAATACTTTTGTGGAGTACCAAACTCCGAATCATAAAATAATACAACAGCATCTTTATATTTTTTAAGGAATGCTGATGCCATCAATAAAGCAAATGCTGTCTTAAAATGTTTTGATGGACCAGCCAACATTGTAAGACCTGGTACAAGGCCACCATCGAGGCGACCTGATAGTGCCACGTTAATCATAGGCACTTCCGTTTGAATCATATCCTTCTCAGTAAAGAATTTGGATTTTTCAAGAATCGCACTTTCTTTAATGGTTGAATTCTTTTTTAGTTTATCTAATACACTCATTTTAAAATGAACCTCCGTCAAGTTTGGTAATTTTCGATTTGGGTATTACTTCGTTTTTTTCTTCTTCATTATATTGTATCACAAGTTCTTCATCTTCGTCAAGCTCTATTACATGATCTACCTGTTTCTTTTTACTTTTTTTGGTAGGTTTGATAGTATTCCTTGTTGCGATTTTGTATGTTTTTTGTGCCGCAATTAATAATAATACGGCAAGTGGATCAAATACAATAATGATTGTAATAATTACTGCTCTTACTGCTTTATCTATAAAAGATGGATCGTTTTTATCATAAAATAATTCAGCAATATATTTGATTGGACCAATTTCTGCCGCCAGTTTATTTTCTTCAGATAATAGTGGCAACTTTTGTTCAGTTAATTTCTTTAGATCCGCTTGTGCATTACGAATGTCACGATCAACTCTAGGAGATGTTTTTTCTGGATCACTAGCCTGTTTTAAAAGATAATCTAATCTATCTTTAGTAATTTTTTCTTGTGTTTCTAGTGTTCTTAGTTGTACTGTATTGGCACCTAAAACAATATTAGATTCTAGATGGGCTTTTGAAAGATAACCAAAAATACCCATCGATGTAATCATCATTAATACTAATATTGCAATTGAAAAATAAGTTTTTAATAATGTTCCTGCACTTTTCCAATTATTATATAGCCAAGAAATGGTAACCAATTTGGCAATCTCAAGAATACTTCCCATAAGAACAATAGGCCAAAAAGAACCAGGAAATATTTGTGCTAATCCAATAATTGAATAGAAACCTGCAATTGCTGATAAAGCAATCGCAGTTAAAAAAGTTAAGTATACTTGTATCATGAGAAGAAATCCTCTAAACTACTTTGTTTTTCTACTTTCCACCCAATACAATCAAGAATCACTTTGATTGGATCAATAAATGATTTTTCAAATTGTAAATCATAGTCGATGTATTGGTGTATATCAAATTCTTTTGGCAACCTAACAGGATAAGAAATGACAGTATCTCTTACAGTATTAGGTGATTTTAAATATGCGAACTTTAATTTCTCACCATCTTGTATTAAAGGATATTTTTTAGTTAGACCTTTTTCCTTTAACAGGTGATTGTAGATGATTGCACCTTTGACATGTATTGGTGTACCTTTTTTATATAGTGTAACCGAATCCTGATATTCTTTAATACCATTGACACCTCTCGGAAAAGATATTTCTTCTGGTGGTAATGATTTAAATTCTTCACGAAAATCTGCAATAAATTTTTGCACATCTTGTTCGTTTTGTGTAATCATCATTTTAATCACCAAAGACATTTTAGCTCTAATGGCAGATGGTGTGGAAGATTTTACCATCTCAAGACCCATAACTTTCATGTCAGGTTCATTGTAGGCAACACCTTCATTATTATATACGTGCATAATATAGCGTTTCTTGGCAGTCCATATTCCTTTGTCAGCCAAGGCTTCACGCTTCATTCTCATTTTTTGTGAGTATGCATGGACATATGTAGCAAGTTCTTGATAACTTTGGTTAATATACGGTTGTATTTTATCTTCACAGACCTTGTCCATGAAGGAGATAACTCCCGCAGGTGTTTTGTCCTGCGAATATGCCGTATCAACAAGTTCACCAAGACGTAAATATATCGAATCTGTATCCGAGGCGATAACATAATCTTTTTCCGTTTTTAGTAATTTGTTCATGAATAAATTCAATTTATTTTCAATCCATCGAATAGAAAGTTGGCCTGCCAATGTAACAGCAAGTGCCTGCCTCAAATCGTAGAATCGAAAATATTGCGAACCAAGAGCACCATAAGCGGAGTTCAATGAAACCTTTTTAGCAAGTTGTAGATTATTATATCTTGAAACTAACTTAGCAATCTCCTCTTTCTTTTGAGTATCGGATTCATCTTCATAGTCTTGTTTCGCCTTCAACATCATCTTTTTAAACTTCTTACGATCTTCATACATTTCTTCCATCATTTTTGGTAAGAAACCTTGA